GTTGAGCATTTTGATCTTGTTCTTGCTTTGTCTGTTATACATCATATTGAGGGTGGTACTTTTGATGAGATTCTTCATGCGTTCATGTCTTTGGGTGATGTTTTGATTTCTGAGGTTGCTTTGGAATGCCCAGCGTGTGGGCAAAATATTGTTAAAGATACTTACGTTCCTAAGAACGCAAAAGTGTTGGGTAAGCCTAAGTCTCATTTGGATGGTTCTGAGCGTACTTTGTTTGTTTCTCAGCATAAGAAGAAAACTCTTGCTAAGTCGTATATTGGAACTCCGTTGCGTGACACGGCTTTGAGTATTCGTTCAGATTATTATCATAAAGAGTATGTGAAGGGTGGTGCTCTTCATCAATGGAGGCGTGGTATTAATTTGAAAACTTGGATGGATATGGGTGGGGTTCTTCCGTCTGCTGAAAGAATTGTAGAATTGTGCGAGAATGAGAAACCTGACTTCATGAAAGGTGATATGATTCATGGAGACCTCGCGGTTCACAATGTTGTCCTTCAGGGGGACGGCGTGAAGTTCATTGATAGTCTTGATGTTAGAAGGCATGTTGAGATTGACGATGATTGGTTTGAAAAAATGGTTAATGAAATTCTAGACTCTAGGAGATAGTATGTTATTTATTGATAAGCGCAAGGGTGATACGGTTCCTACCCATGAGGTTATTCCTACACCTAGTATCGGTTTGAATCGTGCTCTTGGTGGTGGTTTGTATACTGGGGCTACTCATTTGTTTTGGGGTACGCCTTCGGTGGGTAAGACGACTATGTGTTTTAGAATTCTTGCTGAGGCGCAAAAGATGGGGTATCGCCCGATTATTGTGGACTCTGAGTATTCGTACTCAGAAGAGTATGCTGCAAAGTGCGGGATTGATGTTGAGGATGTTGTTCTGATTCAGTCTACTGTTGTTGAGGATATTCTTAGACACTTGATTGGGTATTTGAATCATCCTGATGAGAAGCATATTTTCTTGTTCGATAGTCTTTCAAACATTGTGAAAGAAGAGTTTTACGATAAGCCTGATGGTGGTAAGGCGATGGGTTTGCAGGCTCGTTCGCAAGGCTATTTCTTGCAGAAGCTTGTTAATCATCTACATAAGGAGCGAAACATTATGCTCTTTGTGGCACATCAGACTGTCGATTTGAGCGGTATGTATGCTGTGATGAAGGCTAAGATGGGTAATACGGTGCATCATAATATGCATAATATTATTAAGTTGTTCTTGTCGATGTCTCAGAAGGAGATGGAGCGTGAGGATCGCACTAATAAGATTATGAGTCAGCGTGCTACTTGGACTATTGAGAAGACTAAGCAACTTCCTACGATTGGGACTCAGGGTTACTATTACGTTCTTCCGCAGGAGGGGCGTATTGACATTGATCGTGAGTTGATTGAGATGGCGGTGGAGAATGACATTATTCAGCGTCGTGGTGCTTGGTATTCTTATGGTGAGCAGAAGTGGAATGGTACTTCTAATATTGAGTTGACTGAGGATCAGGTTGATGAAATTTATAAGGAGTTGGTTGGGTGAAAAGAGATGAAGGACAAGAGGCAAAGCGTGACAAGGCAAAGCCGGTTAAGAACTCTGGCAGGGGTTTTAGAAAGGGAGATGCGACTTTTCATCGCTTCCTTCTTGACTATAAGCATAATGGTAGCAGCTTCACTCTTAGCCGGACTGCGTGGATAAAGCATCGTAAAGATGCTTGGAGAAGTCAGTATCGTTATCCTTGCATTTCTGTTGTGTTGGGCGATGATTCTGACACAAAGGTTGCTATAATTGATTGGGAAGTATTTAAGGAATTGATCCGTGACTCAGATTACGAATGAAGAACTATACGAAACAGCCTTTTATTATGTTGTGGGTGTCATAAGTGGTATGGAGTACTATGAAGATATCCCTGAGGTAGAACTTGTTTATGGTTTCCTTCAGCGGGCTGAGGATATAATCCTTGAGCGTAAAAGAATTTATGAGGAAGATTGAGAAGCACGGAATTTTGGGCTGGTTCATGACCGCTGGTGTTGTCATTGCTTATGATTATTGGGCTATGTCTAGTCGTCATCAAACTATGTCTACTGCTTTCAAGAATGGCTTGTTTAGAAAGTCAACTAGTGTACCGACGTTTATTGGTTGGGCTGTGCTGACATGGCATTTGTTCCATCCTCCTTCTTTAAGAAAGACTGATTTGTTTTCTGTTATCCTAGATTGGAAGAAGAGTGAGTAATTTTATAATTGATATTGATACCATCAATCAGATGATGGGTGATAATGCTGAAGAGTTTATTGAGTGCATGAAGATTGTTAACGACATCATTGAACGTCCTGATCATTATGTGGGCGGGCAGGCTATTCGTTATGCTAATCAACTGGCTGCTTACAGAACGACTATGATTATTAAGTCGCAGATGTTTAAGAGGAAGTCTAACATGATGGATATGGAAGACAAGTTTGTCAATGATATCTGGAAGACAATGTATGAGGCTCTTGGTGAAAATATTAACGTTTTGAAACTGTCTGCAAGGAATGGTGTGCAATGAAAGCTTTAGGTGCTTTAAGAGGTTCGGAGCCGGAGAAGAAGGTTGTGGTTGAGTCTGAGCCTTTGACTGGTGGTCAGTTGGAAGACTTGCTTGTTCAAAAGATTGATGAGCATCTTGCTGAACGTAATGAGCCTGTTTATAAGAAGGTGGATTATTTTAGACCTAGTTCTACTAATCAGTGTGCTAGGTATTGGTGGTATATGTTTGATGGTATTGAGTATACCCCTTCTTTCGCCCCTCAGACGTACCGTATTTTTGATAATGGTCACAGAGTGCATGATCGTTTGTACGAGTACTTTAGGGGTCTGGGTATCCTTGTTGAAGAAGAGTTTCCAGTAAGTAATGACGATCCTCCGATTCAAGGCACTGCGGATGGAATTATTGATCTTGATGGACATAAACTTATTGAGTTGAAGTCTATTTCTGCTGAAGGGTTTGGGTATAGACAAATGTATCACAAGCCTTCGGATGATCACAATCGTCAGGCTAATCTTTACATGCATTGTTTGAATTTAGATAGTGGATTTGTTATTTACGAGAACAAAAATAATCAACAAATTTTACCTATCTATATCGAGCGAGATGACGTTTTTCTTGATAAACTATTTAAGAAGTATAGAAAGATTTATAAGAATGTTCTTGACGGTGTAAAGCCTGATCGTCCTTATAAGCGTACTTCGAAGCACTGTGCTAGATGTGATTTGGCTGAAGTGTGCTGGTCGGAGAAGGAGCCTGTTGAGGAGTACGAACCATTTTGAACCCATACCATGCAAAAATGAAGCATGTGGGAAAATCTTTACGCCTAAAACGTACAACGCGATCTTTTGTTCCGCAGATTGCAGAAGAGTTGTCACAAACAAAAGACTTCTTGAGAATTACTACAAGAACAAGGCTAAAAAGAACAGCAAAAGGGTTTGCGAGTCCAAAAAGTGTGACACAATATTGTCTTCTTACAACAAAGAAGATATTTGTGAAAGATGCAAAAGAGAGAGGTATATAAACAGGCTTGTTTCTTGGGGTTGGGATGAGGAGTCCCTAAGAGATGAGTATAAGTAAACTTGTTAGTTCCATAAAGTCTAATAGGTTGATCGCTATTGACCCTTCTTCTAACTCGTTAGCTTGGTGTGTTGTTGATCTTGATATTAACAAATTTGATATTGTTAGTACTGGAAAGATAGAGTTTAAAGACAAGAAAGAAGTTTCAAGCAAACTTGCTGTTATTAGATCAGGTTTGTTGGATGTTTGGGAAGATTATTCTTTTAGGCAGGCAGCGATTGAGCAGTCTGTTTATATTCAGAACTTTCAGTCTAGCAGGATTATTTCTTACATTATTGGTTACAGTTGGGGAGTTTTAGATGAGTATTGTGATAGCGTTACTGATATCAATCCTCTTATCTGGAAGAATAGGATTGGATATAAGAATGTTTCAAAAGAAGACAAGAAGAAGATTGAAACAGAGTACGGGTCTAAGGGGTTGCAGAGGCGTTTGACTCAAGAGCGCAAGGATCGTGTGAAGAGAATTATTGATGATTTCTGCGGTCAGTCTACTGAAGATGATGACGTAAACGACGCAATCGGCATTGCCCTATGGTATTATATTGATCATGGCTATGGAACCTTACAAAGATAAGGAGTGGCTATACGATATGTACGTCAAGCGACGTATGAACCTCACAGATATTTGTAAAAAGTTGAAAGACTCTTACAATATTGAAGTTACTCCTCAGGCTGTTTATAACTGGGTTGCCAAGTATGATTTGCTAAAGTATCGCGGTAAGGGGCGTA